GACCGAGGCCGACCCCTGTATATATACCAGACCCCCGCCTTGCACGTCTGTCAAGTTGATGTTGTTTTATTGTTTTTATAAAATATCAGAAAAACGCGCGGGCCCTGGCGGGGCCGTGGTACTCTCTCAAAAAATCGCGACGCCGGCGGGCCGTATAAAAAAATAACTCACGGCTGGCGCTGGATTCGCGGCCGGGGTATAATAAAAAATATCATGGCCAAGCGATCCGCAATGACAAGACGACACGACCCGCGCAAAAAATATGCGGGGCTTCGCGCCGCGCTTCGATCAAAACTTTTAGCCACTTGTGACACTTGCGCAATATGCGGCCGGCCTATTGACAAGTCACGGCCGGCTGGCGATCCGCTGGCGCCCGAGGTTGACGAGATTGTTCCCGTCGCGCGAGGCGGGAGCGCTTACGATCTCGATAACTTGCAACTCGTGCATAGAATATGCAACCAGAGAAAAGGCGCGAAAATGGCCGGCGACGGCTTAAAAGCTGGCGATAATCCGATTCCACAGTCGCGCGCCTGGTAACGCCTGGCGCTAGATTCCGGGCCGGTGGAGTTTTCCACAGGGCCCTAGTTTTCCACAGGTTGTGGAAAACTCAAAAATCTTCAAAAATTATGCAAAAAAAGTGTTGACATTATAACGCCGTCGGCGTATAATAAAGACAGTGAGGAACCGATCAAATAAAATAAAACCCCTCGCTAGAAAAGAGATAAAATGCAAAACTCTAAAAAGCTAGTGGCGCGTCCGCTTATCAAGCTAGAAAAGCCCCGCCGTGTCACGCCTCTTGTGCATGATGGTATTGTTTACCTTATGCTCACAAAAAAGCGCTTCATAGGTAAAGGCTCGACGCTTGAGGCCGCGATTGAGAACGCAAACCTTAGCACCTTTTACACCGGTTACATGGTCGAGGAGGTGGCCTAATATGCGCAAAATTACTTTATATGTAGGCCTTAGCGATAAGGACACTAAAACGCAAAAGATAAACACGCTCGACGCTTACGGCGTTATAAATAACATCTTACAGGCCGACGCGACGATCTCAGAGTGTCGGGGAATATATACACACGAGGACGGGGACGTCGTGATTGAGAACACGCTGGAGATCGTGCTGCTAGACATCGCGGGTACAATGTCGCGCGCCTGGATTGTGCAAAAGGCCGACGCTATAAAGGCCGCTTTAAACCAGGAGAGCGTGGCCGTGCAAGAAGAAAATATCAAAAGTGAATTATTATAAAGGAGATTTTACAATGTCAACATCACCTATTGAACAAAAACAAGCCGGCCGTTATACATTCTTATGTTGGGGCTGGCGCGAGGCGGGGCGCTGGGGCCATGAGGTCCGGCTACTGGATCGCGGGCGCGAGGTCGCGCGGTCTAGGATTCGCTACTATAACAGGACTTGGGAAAATTACAGATTCCAAACGGCCATGATGGACGCCGTGGAACGATTCAAAAATAACAATATAAAAATCACGCTTGAGACTAAGCGGGAGCAATTCGGGGGCCGGTTACCTCGCGGGGTAAAATATACCACCGAGAAAACGATCGACGCCGACGAGACGATTCAAGGCTTGAGGGACTATGTGAACGGCCACGCCGGAACGGTAGCTTATAAATTACTTATGGCGGGGGCTTAACGATGGACGATCTTAGACTAGGACGCGCGGCCGCCTTGCGATGGATTCGCGACTACATGGCCGAGACGATCAAAAACCACCTGGAGGACTGGACGGCCGAGGAGATCACAGAAAATATCATTGACGCCTCTGTCGACTTGCAAGAAGTGGCCGAGGGCCCGGCCGGCGCCGAGTGGCTTGTGACCGATTGCGCAATGGCGCCGACAGGTTACGCTATAAAACAACTATAAAATTATTATAAAAGGAGAATAGAAAATGTCAACTTGTAACTATTATACAACAGAAGAATGGACGCCGCTGGTAGTTTATGAATCCGACGACGCCGACGACGAGGCCATGGAGGCCGAGGCGGTGAGCGAGGCGGCCCGGGAGTTTTCGGACGGGTTGCGCTGGTACCGTGTCGAGATCCGCGGCGGCTATTATGCGGGCGTGCAATTCGATGCGCTTAAAACCGACGATGGCGACATGGCCGACGGGATCGACGACGACACGGCGCGCGACTGGTACAACATGACGGCCCGGGAGATTGAGGCCGACATGGCGCGGGAGCGCCGAGCCATAAAGAACTGGCTGCGGGGCTGGATTGGCTGCGGCTGGCGTGAGCTTGGCGTGGCTGGCGTGTTTTCTAACGGCGAGGCGGTTTATTACCAAATCGAGCCGCGGAGGATCGAGGTGACGGGGCCGAGTGACGAGGGCGTCGCGGTCCCGGTGGCTATTTATAGCGAGGCCGTGGCTTAAGGCCGAGCCATAAAGAAGCGGCCCGGAGTGATCCGGGCCTCTTGCATGATATAATTATAATAAAGGAGCAAAAGACTATGCTAAAGAGAATCACAAGCGAGGAGATCCGCGGGGCCGTGGTCGAGTTTATAAACAGGACGCGCCGAGGCTGGCGCGAGGACGTGGCCGGGCTGGCGGCTGGAGCCGTGCTATTATATGCAACGCCAGCGGGCTGGCGGCTGGAGTGGCGCCGGAGCCATGCAAGGCGCGGGGCTGGATCCGAGCCAGGGCCCGAGATCGTCGCGCGGTATAAGATCCCGGCCGACGTGCTGGAGCCTGGAGGCGCCGAGTGGCTGGCGCTGGCGGTATTTCTTAGCGCGGCCGTGACTGGATCGGCCCGAGCCATCAACGCGAACGCCGGCCGGAGCCTGGAGGCCAGGAGGCGCGCGGCGGCGATCGGCGTGGCGGCGCGCCAAAAATCCAATTTTTCTGGCGCCAAAAACGCCTAACCGCGCAAAAATCCAATTTTCCCATAGGCGCGCGCCCACTCGAATTTTCCGAGACGGCGAGCGCCAATTTTTTCCAATTTCGCCAAAATCCCTCCAAATTCGGCGATTTTTTTCTAAAAGTTCGCAAGGATTGAAGCTTTGGGAATCTTCTCTAAATCTCTTTCGCTTACTCTTTACAAAATCGAGCTTCTGTGCTACAATCAAAGGTGGAATTTTGATCGGTTCCACCCTCAGTTGAAAAACACTGGGGGATCTTTGTTTTTTTTAATGCTTCAAATCTACCCCCCCCCCCCCCCCCGCCCCTCCCGGTCGGGGGGGACTGTCAAGAATCTATCAAGTACTCTACCAGTACTATAAAGAAAATCGAAAAATCTTTATATATAAAACCCCACATAGAAAACCCTGCCTAGTTTCGGCAGGGATTGTTTTAGGGGGTTCCTCTTTGGGCTTTCCAAAATTCTTCTTCTTGGTCAGTAAAGTTCACACAAAACTTGTCGGCAATCGCACAGACTACCATACACTTTACAACGTCCGCTTTACAGACGATTCGGACGCTGCCACCGATTTGATACAATTTGCACTCGGTGTGTCTTGCGAGCTCTTTCTTGAGCTGTTCAAACAAGAGAATAGGAAACTTGTCGATGGTAATGGCCATCTCCATAAAATCACCTCCTAAACTCTAAAGAGCGCCCTTTCTATTATATAATAAGAAGTATGAATATAGAGCATAATAAGTATCTTATTATCAGAAACCGGTCCTCTCAAGCTTTGCCTGGCATTGCTATGGTGTTCTCTTGCACCAAGAATGACGAGATTCTCGTGCCAGGGCTACTTAAGGCCTTCCATTTTTGCGATTTCTTCGTCTGCTACTATGACGACGGTACTGATTTCCATTATAACGAAGCTGAGCGCCATTTAGGCCTTATAAACACTGCTAAGCGTCACGGAGCTAAGTGGATATACCTAACACAGCCAACAATACGCTTAGGAGACGGCTGGCGCGATTTAATGCTACGTTGGCTCTCAGTTGAACGCCCGATTATCCTCCGTTCTCCAGTCTATTACTTTTGGAATTATTCTTTAGACACTGTTCGCACTGACCTTACTTCTTGGAAGGTTCCTTGTTTCTTTAGAGCGCACCGCTTAAACTCCTTTTCTCATGATAAATTACACCATATGGCCACACCAACTATCGGAGAACGCGTAAACACAAATCTCGTCCGTTATAATCTAAACCGTCTCGGCCCAGAGGTTTGTATTGCCAAAGCCGATTATTACCAAGCAAAAGACGGCACTCCTCACGCTTCCCTGCGCGATTTTTCTAAGCTTACCACCAAAAAAATAGAGCCTAGCACCATTCGTGGTGTAGGCCCTAAGGAGCTTGAATATATAAAGCAGATAGAGGCTAGATATAAATAATTACCAGCCTTTCTTTTTATGGTCTGACGGATAAAGACCGGGGAACTTAAACGTTGTCTTACGATAGACTTTATTGTACAGTGCTTTTTTGGGGTTTTTGTATATTCCGGTTCCCTTTTTCCCATAAAACGGGATAAATGCCTTCTTGGCCTGACGCGTGAGCCTTCCGGTCGTCATAGCTTTTAGCGAGCCCTTATAATTACGCCTTCTCACTCCAAATCTCATGCGCTTATTATATCACAGTTGGCTTAGTATTTGTCTTACCCTCTCGGCGTTCTGGCTTCGTTCTTCGGCGGTTTTGACCTTTCTAGCCTGAGTTTTGGCGCCCCAAAAGGCGAAGGTGGCCGCGTCTAGTGCGCAGGTGGTCATTTCTCTGTTCATGCTGTCCCAACCAAAGCCACCGTTCCGACCAATAGGGCGCGTTTTGGCAAGTCTCACGGCCTGGTCTAGTGCTGGTTGCCCATAATGCGAAAATTTCTGTCCCTTTATTCCGTCAAACATAAACTCATGCGCCGCTACAACCTCACGGACATTCGGTCTGATAATCTTCTTTAGAGGCACTCCGCTTGACATCAAGTCCTCTATGAGAATATCTTGGCCGGTGGAGCCGTCAATTATAATCTTGGCGCATTTCTTCCACCTTGGGACGGTTTCTCCGTTGGTAGGCTCGGTAAACCAGCGTACAATCTTCTGGAATCCGTCGCTCATAGGTCGGTGCATTACAATCTCCACATGGACCTTGCCGTCCATAAGAGGTTGGGCCACGGCGATTGAGAAGGTGGTTCTATCCGGTGAGAATTTGACTGCATACACTGGCGCGAAGCTATCGTCATAGATTGGGGTTTCGGTAAAGCAGGCGTCCCAGTATTTCTGGCCAATAGCTCGCTTATCTTCTAGTCCAGCCCACCAGCCTAGCCTCATACGGTTAAATCCGTCCAGGGACAGGCTTGTCATCTCTCCCTCTATTGCGCGCTCCAAGAGCACCTTGCCGAGACTTGGGTTGGTTTTATACCAAGCCTCCCTGTCGCTTGGGTCTGTAAGCATATCCACGCTCCACTCGGTCCAACACCCTTTTTCTCCCTCAAGTATCTTCTTGCGCGTTCTGGCGAACACCTCACCGACACTCTCCACCATCGGCGGAGTGCCACAATAAATGAACTGAGGGTTTCCGGTTTTAGCCGCGGAGACCGTAGGACGGAGTGATTCTTCGTGAGAATCATACATATCGGCCGCCTCGTCGTTGATCACCTCGTCATTGGTTGAGCCTAGGCCTCCCATGCGAGTCCTAGTGGTAAAGCGGTATTTGGCTCCATTCTGGAACTCAATAAAATCAAGGTTCTTAGGTTTGAGCCGGAATCTTGGCGTCAGAAGGTTAAAAATTTCCTCATAAGGATTCTCATAAAAGAACTCTTGCACCCTCTGGCGCACTATATCGGCCGTGGAAACCGTCTGCGCGGTAAATAGACCGGTAGCTTTGCGGAAAACAATCCCGTAGATAATCCGCGCCACAATTATCTCTGTCTTGCCGTTTTGCCGCGGAACGCTTAGCCCGCACGTTTGGTTTACGAACTTGCCTTCTTTATCCTCCGCAAGCCATCTGCGTAGCACCAAGCGTTGCCATTCGTAAAGTTTAGTGCCATATTCGTCTAGGAGCTCAAACAATAGTTCTGCGCGATTGGTTGAGCCTGGCAAGTACACGTCAATTCTTGGGGTTTGACAAGCTTTCATTAGTGACCCTTCCTATGCAAGCCACGAGGCTTCTCGTCTCGGTGGTGCTGGCTAGTTAGATGGTATTGGTTACACCATTTACACTTATATGCTCTTGCCATGCCTCCGCCTCGCTTGACTATCTTCTCGCCTTCCTTATAAGCTTTATAGGCGCTGTGATACTTTATCTTCCCGCTTTTGTAGCAATACTCGTTCATACAAGATTCTTCAGTATCCCTTCTAATACGTCAACCACTATGCTATTGCCTGCTTGCCTATACAATTGGGCATTAGATAGACCAGTGGCTTGGGCTTTCTCAATATCTTCGTCGTCAAACCCCATTAGTCTCCAACACTCTTTTGGAGTCAGCTTTCGGATTCTCATTCTATCTAGTGTGCCCATCTGATCAGAGCAAGTGAGAGTTTTGGCAACATCGTGGCCGACCCTACCACGACGCGTTTGGCTGTCTGGGTATCCTAGGTCAATACCGTCTCCATCTTTTGCTGTGTCGTAGCCTTTTTTTGTAGCAGTCTTGATTGCCACATAATTATCCGTAGGGCGTGAGCCTGCCCGTGTTGTTATGCTGTTTCCTATATGCTGATTTTTCCTATTCATATTCTGCAAAAAGCGCTCTCGTCGTGGGTATTTTCCAGTTCCGTCCATCATATAACAAGCAAGTTGTTTCTCTGTCAAATAGTACTTTTCTTCTACATTCTTCTCTAACATATCACTGAGCTTCCTTTCCAGAGGCATAGGCGTAGGCCATTCGTATTCTCTCTCTCTCTCGGATACTCACCGTAAATACTCTCTGTCTATTCTGAGGTACGTTATAATCCTTGGCGTTTAGAATCTTCCAAAAGTTCTTGTATCCTAGTTCGGCCATGCGATCTTGGTATGCGTCAAAGTTATGGCGATGTTTTTGGCTCACCACGTTTCTCACATTCTCCCAAATCACATACTTAGGTTGAAGTTTCTCTACGATTCGGAGTGTTTCATACATTAGGCTTGACCTAGTGCCAGAGTCCTTATCGCCTCCAGCTTGCTTACCAGCAATTGAAAAGTCCTGGCAAGGGCTTCCGTGCATTATAAGATCACATTTTATATCTTTATCCCATTTAGTTATGTCTTGAGGTTCAAAGCTTGTACCATGCACCGCGTTAAACGCTTGAACGGCGTATTTGTCGATTTCTACGGCGTCCACTATTTCATGTTCTACCCCTAACCGTTCTAGTGCTTTGGAGCAGGCTCCAATCCCCGCAAAAAGTTCTAATACCTTTAGGCTCATTTCTTACCTTTCGCTGCCTTCTTAGTTGTCTTTTTCTTAGCCGGTTTCCTTCTTGGTTTTGGTGGCTCGGCACTGGCTAGAAGCACCTTTTCTAACACGGAGCCCTTCTTCGGGCTTCGGCTTCGTGCGTCCCTCAACGCCGCGCGAAAAATGTTTAGATTCTGGGTGAGTCTGGCCACCTCCTGTGCCGAATTACGGCTCTCGTCCAGCTTTGCCACCGTTTCTCTAATTAGTGCTTCATAAAAAGCCACGTCGTCGTCCCCTACGGCCAAATCCATGATGGAATCTCTAGCCTCGGCCTTGAGTCGGCCTTGGTAGAGTTTGTCCATTTTGCTCGGATCGTCCACAATTTCTAGCCACCTAGACACCGCGGCGAATCCTTCCACTGGCAAGAGCATTTCTAGCTCGTCTCTGTATCTAGTGAGTTGCGCTGTTGGCACTCGGCGGAAGTATTCCAGAAAATCGTCATAGGTGCACTCCACCACCGGTTTTGGTGGTTTGAGCCCCAAGTCCTTTTCTAGCACTCCCTCTACCGAAGTGCTAAGAATGTCGTCGTTGGCCATCTATTCTATCCAATTCCCTCTGCAAGATTTCTGCCGCCTCGCAGTTATCGACCACCTTCCAAATGCTTGGATCTGGGAACCGGTGGTCGAATGGGAGGATTTCACAACCGAGGGCTTTTGCCTCGATTGCGCACCTCCCTACGGCATAAATCTGCTTATATTTTGCCATTTCTCGGAGCAGGTCGTCTCGCTCTAAACCTTCCAGAAGGTCGATTCCTTCCGGTAATTCGCCCAGCTTCTTCTTTTCTGGTCGGCCAGCGTAGGCCACCTGCTTCGTTTTGCGCTTTACTTTGAACTTCCCTAGGTACTTAGTGTCTATTGACAGTGGAACTACTATCACCTGTCTATGCCCGCGTTTTCTAAGAGTTTCTGCGGTGGATTCGAGCGACGCGACCATGATTGTGTCGCGGTAACCCCCAAACCAATCGTAAGAGTCTGGGTGTAAGTTTCCGTGGACGAACACAATGGCGCGCTCTTTACAATAGAATGGTTGATTCAAGGTCACCCACGGCCGATTGGTTTTGACTCTTGGGATTATATTATGGACGATTTCTTTTGAATAGTTATATGCACCATTTTTCTTGTTTGCGTCAGATAATGATTCCCATCTATGCACATAATCCGGTGTGTCGTATGCAATAAGTATTTCTCCCATATCAGTTTTCCTTTCCAAAAAGTGCGACAAGAATCAAGAACACTAAGCAGGCAAAGAAAATTATGTTAGTCATTCTTCACCTCCGAAAAGCAAGTCTAGGTCTTCACTGACTTCAACATCTGTATATGCTTCTGGTGGCATAGCAGCCCTGATTGGTATATCAAAGCCGTTTCCGCATAGGCTTTCGTATTTTCCGACATACTCAAACTCAAACCCTTTATCTTTCAGCCGTTTCCAAACCTTGAGCTTTTCCACAACTTTCTCGGCTTCTTCCTTGGTAGCAAAGTCGTTACCAATTAGTTTTCTTTCTTCTCTAAATCTTTCATGATCCTCGTCATTATGAATTTGACCGTTGTTAGAGATAAACCACCTCCCCTTCGGTCCTTCGTAATCTTCCCACTCCTCGTTAAGTTCGGAGAGAGAGCCATACTGATAAGAGTATCTCTCGTCAACCATACAGGCTGGTGTTTTGAACTCTACTATCTCCCCAGTTTTCTTATTGCGCAGTTTCACGAATCCTCCTCAACGCCTCAGCGTGCTGTTTCTTCATAATCTTTGCTATCTCCTCAGGTGTTTTGTTTACTCTTCTGACCTCAAACTCATAGTCAGGAGACCAGGAGACCAGCTTTTTGTCTTTGAATCCGGAGCCAGGTTTCATCCATCCACCTCACAGCTTCTCTTAGCCGCCTCATTCAGCGCCCTAGCTTGTTCAACGGTCAGCTCTCCGAATCTATCTCTAAAACTGCTCATTTGTTGCTCTTTCTTTTGTAATTAGTGATTCCCAGACTCGCACCGGCGCTTTATGGCGCTCCGGCCGGAGCGCCTGCGCATAACCATGCGCACGAATAATTCCGGCCTTCGCGTAGTGTTGCATAATTGCGCCTAAAGCGCGTTTGTCTTTGGTTTTATATCCATGTTCCTCAAGCCATACCAGGACGGCTTCCGAGGTAAAGAATTGTTTTTCTAAGGCTAAGTCCCTGACTCGTCTGTCCGCTGCTTTTCTCCAATCGGAATCAGAAGCGAGAAAACAGTCCTGGACTTGGCTATCAAAGCTCATTTGTCTCATAAGATTACCGCCACAATAATTGCTGACAAAACCAACACCAAACTTGCTAATAGTATTAGAGTGTTCTGCCTGCGAGTTGATTCAACCATCAAATAAAGAGTGTCAATGTCGTATGAGTCCTTAAAGACGCGCTGCTTGATTTTCTTGTTGTCCAATTCGAGATCATAGAGCCTATTAGAATGTTTTGCCAACGTCCTTCTAAGCCCTTGGATTTTGTCATATTTTTTTGATACCTTGATTCTCGGTTTCGGGCTATCTCCCCTCGTCACCTCAACCGACTTTGGTCTTCCGCCGATATATTTGACAGCGATTGTTCTCGTAATTCCTTCTTGCATTATCTTTCCTCCTTTTCCATGCTGTTCTCAATGTCGTCAATGTCGGAAAATTCTTTTTCTTCCTCCGTGCGTACGACTTTGATTTTTTGATAGGCTTCGTAGCTCAAATCCATCGCTTGTTTAAGCTGCGCGTAGTCGCGTCTTGGTAAATCTTTGATAAGAGCCATCATGTCATCGAACCTTTGTTCGGCTATGCTATTTAAATCTTCTTCCTTTTTTCTTTTGAAACACATAATTTTTGCCTCCTAATTTAGTGCGTAAACGGTTATTTCCGCTCGCGGGTCTTCCTTGTCGATTCCTTTATATTCACAGGTCACTTTTTTGACCGTGTGCTGAGAATCGTCAGGGATTATTTTTGCTTTGACTAAGGCGTCTAAAATTGTTGACACCTGGTTATCAAGGTCGTGTTTCCTATCGTCCTTGTTCCAGATTTCGACAATCACTTCAATGCGCCTGTTTTCGAACCATTCGTGTTTAAGTTCTTGCAGAATAAAATCGTCCTTAAACGTAAATATCATTTCGCGCTCTTGGGCTTTTGCAAGATCGTTTGTCCTCACAAACGGCCGTCCGGTTTTTTTGTTGATGGAAATTACTTTGTTGTTTTTCTTCGAAGTGACTTGGCCAAAGTAATTCGTCATAAATACTTTTGGCTTCATAGTTCCTCCGTTGCCAAAATGCGTTCAGCACGAGCTCTACGCGCTCGGTAGCTTTTTTTATTCTTAGCTCTTGAGCTCACGAGCCCGCCTTTTCGGCCAGCTTTTTTGGCGAGCTCTGGATTATCGAAGAAGCCTCCGGTGTTTCCGTTTTGCCCGCCTTTTCTCCCCATCTCGCGATAAAAGTCCTTACCATATCGCTCTTTGATTGTTTTGGCAGTTTTTAAGCCACCCTTTCTTGTACCTGTCATTTTTACCTCCTAATTTTGTGGTCCCGTCGGCCAACCGTGGGACTTGCAATCGTATAGACGTTTTACCTCTATACTTGCCTGTTTTTTTGTTATGCCAGCGTCCTTCATAGCACTGACCGCGCCCATTGCCCGGTTCCAGCCAATCTCGCGTGCATAAAAGTCGCGGATTGTGGTTAGTTGTGCGCTAGTTGCTGGTTCGTCTTGCCAACTCATTTTTGTTTCTCCTTTGCGTCTTGGACGAACACAACTTTTCTAGTCTTGCAGTTAGCAATAGCTAGTCCGTCAATATCGCCGTTGCTCTTATAAGTCAGCTTCACAACCTTAAAAGTATCGAAGCATTTATACTTGCCGTTTTTTTGTGTAATGTTACAGTCCTCTGATTTTATCCAAATAAATGGAGCCGTGTATAATTCTCGGCCGATTCCCCAGTTCACGCAGGTGCGCTTAAAGCTGTCGCTTGCTAATCCCTTTTCGGCTTCGGTGTTCGACTCCGTTCCTGTATCTTCTTTGCTAACCCAGGCTTGTTTCCCTTCGTCCCAAATACTCACAATGCAATTTTTATTGTCCCGAGTGTGCTCGCGCTTCCAATTCAATGCGCCGACCGTCTCGTCGAGGACGTTCATATCGCAGCGTGCGTCTTTGTAGAGAAGGAGAGAAACGCCGTTCTGTTTGACCTGACCGATTCTACACTCGATTTCGTTTGCCTTAAGTTTCCTAAAGGCTAATTTATTCTCGGCCATGCTCTAAGTCCTCCAGCTTCTCCGCCCAATCTTCGCCGAATCGTTCTTCGGCAAAGCGTTTAATTTTGCTCATTTTTTATACCTCCGTTCTATCACTTCCACTATTGGAGCCACCGCGAGATACAGTTTCAGATTCCTGTATTGACTTTTTGCACAAATAACTTTGATTGAAGAAAAAGGGTTGTACTATTATCTTTTTGAGGCGATAATCTAACCTTAGTGGCCCCAACAGTGGAAGCGATTTTGTTTTGTTGTTTTGCCGAATTGTTAAGCCACCCTAAATTGAATTTCGTTATAAAAGACGCCCTCACGGGCGCCTATTTTCTTGTTCACTTTGTCTGTACCTCTTAAGTAACGTTCGATTCACAAGAGTTATTGTGCGACGTTCTGTATATACAATAGTTATTGTACGACATTGTGTACAAGTTCCTAGACGGAAGTCCCGTTCTGACTTGCTTTAGTTTCTAATGTGCAAATTCACTTTAGCTATCCTTATATTACCAAACTTTTGCGCTAATGTCAATAATGAATTTGGCTTTTGCTTAATTATTTTCTCGACCGCCTCTGTTTCTATATGCTGGCATAGCTCTGGGCTTCTCCCTGTAAAGGCCCAACGTACGAAGATAAATCTATTCGATTTCAAACAGGGAAACACCTCTGTCAAATAGAGCTCGAATTGCGATTCCGCATAGCTAATTTGCCGGTAAATCGTTGCGATCTTTCCTTCCCTTCTCACATTTATAAGCTTCTTTTCCCTATCTATGTTCCTTTCTGATAAGAATACAATTTCCTCAATCCTTAAATGTTTTTTCTTTAGCCAGAGAATTGCTTTCTCTGCCGCCTCCCTTTCTTCCACCCTAAGTGCCCTGTACTTATCGAGTATAAAAGGCCCTGGCATTTTTCTCTCTTTCTAAGAAGTTGGTACTGGCGCGCTAAAGTTATATAATGCCTGCTCCCATTCTTCTTTACTTGCGAAGTCTGCTCGTCGAGGCCGAGCCGAAGGCGCTCCCACCGCCTTCGCGCAGGCCTCGTGCTTTCTTCTATTATTTATTCTATATCTATGGTCGTCAATTTGACTAGCCTCCCCTCTGTTACGAGGTTCGTCAATTTGACGTACCCGGTCGTCATTTTGACTAACCCCCTCGTCAATTTGACGTACATGTGGAAAACTTTTGGATTCTTCCCTGTTAAACAGTCCTTTTGAAGCTAGATACTTGAGCTTCTTAGGGTTGTCAAAGACGGAGTAGATTCTTCTCGCTGCACTGTTGTTACGGTAAAATTCAACATATACATACCCCGCCTTTTGTAACTTGTTGATTGCCCTGCTAACAGTAGCTTCGCTGACCCCTAATCTACTAGAGATGGCGTCATTCGACATGAAACAAGCTTTTGTAAAACTAGCTATAAACCCGTAAACAAATTTTTCTGCTACGGACAATTCTTCCGAGTCTAAAACCTCGGCCGGAATTATGATTCCAAAAAATCCCCGATTTTCTTCAATGTTTGCGCTCATAAAAAATACCTCCTAGAGCGTGGTGTCAGAAACCACCTTTGGAGGGCGTCTTTGATTGAATACTAGCACAGAATCGAAAATAAGTCAATAAAGAGCCGGCTCGACGTTCCAGCTATTCGTCGGCCGGCAGGAGTTATTTTGGAACAAGGTGAGGGTATTTTTGTTTTATAGATTCTATGCAAGATTTTATAGGTTTAGGTGGTAGGTACAAGCTGGACTGCTTCATTAGCCACGATAGATTTCTCGTCTTCCGCGTTCCCGTGGCTTAGAACGTGGTTTCAAGCGCTATAAAGGACTATTTTTTCTTAATGAGCTTAAACACCATGAGGATACAAGTTCCAAGTTCAAGTAAAGCTTTGGCAAGGTACTCGCCAAACACTTGCGGGCTTTCCGCATTGAGCATTGAAATGATCGTCGGTGTTAAGAGGCCGCCTATGAGAAGGGCGTCTCCGAGGAGATACGCGACTAGGCGTACGGTGGGGCTTGGAGAAAACCAGCCGTCGCCAGCTTCTTCTATAATCCCCCCGACTAATTGTTGGTCTATTGGTTTTGTTGGCTCTGGGGTTGCCATGTCGTCACTATCCTTTCCGTTATTATTGTCATCGTCGTCACTCGGGTCGGGTTCTGGCTCCGGCTCTGGTGTAGGTTCCGGTTCTGGCTCAGGCTCTGGTTTAGGTTCGGGCTTCGGCGCTGGCGTGTCGTTCACTTCTTCAATCACCCTAGACTGCAATACGGTTTCCGTCCAACCTGTATAAGCCCCGACACCATATACTCGACCTATATAGTCAAGGGTTTCGTGGAGCTCGCCGGAGAATACTTGGAACGTCGCCTTGTGCGTATATGGCGAAGACCAGACCGTGATTTGGTCGCCTTTTCTGTATCCAATGACGACGTGGCCATATTCTCCGCCTTCATACCAGAGAGGAACGTACACTTCGTATGGTATAGAGAAGTTTCGGTGTTGCGTTGAGTTTGATTGCCAAGCGGTTTTGGCCGAGTAGGAACTACCGCTTGCGCTATATGACGCCGCCACAACTGCTAGGCACCAGCCATACCAATCGTAAAGCAGTGACCCTCCTGCATACACATAAAGCGGGTGGTTCGGGTCGTTGTCTAGGTTTGGTGATAGTTTTTGTTTCCAACTCATATGAGCCTCCTTTCCTATTTGTTACCGTGCAAACCTTCCATCTTTGTTTCTATCTTGACGATAGATTTTTCGATATTGGTAATTTTGTCCATTACACCATTATGCGAATCAACCCGTTTGCTAAGCTCGGTGATACTATCTTCGATTTTCTGATCCCTCACGGCATTAGCCACCGCGTCTTTTTTTCTAGCCGTCCAGTTAGCCAGCAGATTGACCGTTAGCGTAACTCCCCCTGTGATTAGTGCAACTATAATTGAGTTATCCATGTTAGTAGCTCTGATAATTTACTCTTTCGTCCACGTTATACTCCTGTAATCACTGCCGAACCTACAATGACCGGTAAATCGCTCCCTGTTGTAGCTGAGGAAATGCTTGTTGTGGGTGAATAGGACAAGGCTGCCTTCATATCGTTAAGGTCAGAAACAAGGACAGAATCGGAAATTTCTTCTTCCGTTGTTGTGTCTAAAAAGCTATACCAAACAGAGCGTGCAAATAAGGCGCCACATTCTGTACCTGTTTTACCAATCAAACTTGTGTTTTTATAATAAATGCGGTCATTTGTTCCGCTCCGTTGGGTAAAAGTTCCGTCCGGAAGGTTCACCGCTCCTGTGTTGCCAGAAACAGAGGTATTAGAATAGATAGCCATAGAGGACAGCCTAGCATTTTTCAAGAAAGCGTTGTATGTCTCTATTGGCACCGAGGTTGATCTAAGTATAGAGAAGGTCCCTTGAGTAGAGGCGGTACTAGCGCTAGATGAGGAGCCATCTATCCCCATAAAATCAACCCCAGACGGTAGAACATATTTTTCGATTTCCTTATGCTTGTACCACTTCACCCCGTCAGTCCAAAGATAATCTTGGTAATCACCAAACTTGCATAGCTCAATAATAGGGGTATAGGAAGTAGCCGTACTCCCAACTTCGAGCTGTATATTTGTGTAAGAGGCGCTGGCATTATTAGAGGTATAGAAGCAGATTCCAATTCCGTCATTGCCGGCTGAGATTGAAGCTGGCATAGTAAAGGTGCCCCCGCTACCACTTAAATCTGCAATCTGCGATGTGGCCCAGATACCGTCCAAATAGTATACCCTTACCAATGTACCTGTACCTTCGTTTACGCAAGAAACAGTTACTTCCTTGCCAAGAAGCTCACCTACGTCTGGTATTGGGAGCACGGCATACGTCGCACCAGAGCTTTGATTTGAGGTAATTGTGAATCCGTTTCCATAGGCGGAGCCAGTAGAACGTGCCCAGTAAACTATATTCGAGTAAGCGCCATCGACCTTGTTCTTCTTTAAGTCAAAAGGAAAAATTTGCTTTGACACATCTCCTTCATAAACAGACAGCCTCAGTGTTACTGAATCACTTGTACCTAGGTCGTTGATATACTGACGCACTGCATTCGTTGCTAAAGTTGACTTGGTTTTTACCACTGCGATATAGGTCCCTGGAACAAGCGGGTTCCACCACCCATTTGTCCCCGTACTCGCCGTCGCTCCTGGCTCAGTTCTAATAATAGTTTGTTCTGAAAAGCTGTCCGCTGTTTGTCCTGGCTGGCAAAAGGTCAATCCGACAGTCCCAACTACGGCTTTGACTTCATAAACGAGAGTATAAGTCTTATTAACAGCCAAAGTTGGAACGGCGGCTGCTTTCAAAAATATAGACCTATTGCCCTCTCCACTTGAGGAAGTAAACGTAGCGTAGCCATCAGCAGTAGTATTAGTTTGTGCCAAATTGCTAGGTACGTCCCAATACGATGTATCCGTGATTGGAGTAGCTAAGCCATTTTTTGCTAAAAGCTGTTGAGTAGTCGCTTTTATAGTTTGCTTTCCTGTCACTACTGATATAGCTTGTGGACTACTTGGAGTAGGTGCAGGGCTATCTGATTGATATGTATCTCCCATAGGTGTGAGATTCAACGGTTGGTTGGCTTGGGTGTCTAAAGTGTAGTCTGTTCCTTCTCCAACTATTGCCGTTCCTCCAGCTCTCTTTACGATTGATACTGGGTTCTTAAATGTGGCCATTAGGCAACCTCCTTATAATTTAGAGCAAGCGTCACAGAAGCGTCTGGAAGACCGATAGAATAGAGCGTTATATGGTTATTTGCGACATCAAGCGAAGCAATAGCGAAGCCGTGTTTTGCGAACAGGACAGGCGCGTCATTTTTAAGCTCAACGCAGGTATTGGCAGTCAGAGTATAAGTCGGTGTAATTGTGGCCTGATAGGTATAAGGGAGAGAGGACGGCAGCGTTGTCCAAGAGCTTGTGGCGATAGTGGAGGATTCGTTAGCCCCAATCGCCATAGAGGTGACAGCATTTTGGCTCATAACTGTTGTTGTGCTAGAACCTTTTGTCTGCACTAAATCTAGTGGGCTCGAATCCACAGTTACATCAAATACCGTGCTATCTGGCCCAGATTCAGCTGTTAGCTGCAATCTCGTGAGCCTTCCATTATAGTCAAAATAAGAGAAGTTAAGCCACAAGGTATAGAATTGTGACAAGAGGTCATTGTTCAAAACATGACCATCGTTATAACATAGTTGGAACGTTGCTCCGTCACTATCTACACACACTAGCTTAAGAGTGCCGTGTCCCCAAACCTTTTGTCTCAACTGTTCTGCGGTAACAGCAGTTGTTAGGCTAGGATCCGTGTAGAGACTCATTGTGTATGCTCCCGCAGTTGCAGTTGAAGGGTCAAGGTCATTTATTGACCAATACAACACACTACTGCCAATCTCTCGCCATTGAGTAAGATAATCGCCTGTATTGGGATCTTGCACATAGTCCGCAGCTGCGAACATTCTTGCGTCAGAATCAAATCCGTTGCTTTGGATATAAGTCAATACTTTTCCAGTATTAGCATAGCTAGCTTCGTCTGGCAGCGCATAATCAACTGCAATAGTGTCTGATAATGCACTACTCAGAATACTATCAGTGATAATGTTTTGCCACCCTCCGTTTTCTGTCCATTGCCCAGGCGAATACTGTGACCAAAACATAGATTGCATAATACCGCTGTCTGACTTGCATACAACCACTGTCTTCCACTGTTCGTCTGGAGAAAATGAAACAAAGATTAGTCCGTTAAAATCTTCGTACTGAGTGTCCCAGGTGTAGTAAGCAAAGTTGAGATTCTGGGGTACTTTATAATACCCTTCGTCTAATAACCAAAAAGCAATACAATCTGGATTGGTGGTGGTTTGGTTTTCTACGTTCCAGTTATAGTCAGCCGCAGTAAGAGTTTTTACATCACAATTGGGAACGGCCCAGCCTCCATTAGCGTTGAGGAATTTACCCGCGTCTGTCGTAAGCGGAGCAGGCACAAGTCCAGCGGTTCCATCAGTTCCTCCATTTGTCCCAACAAAATTATTGTAAGTTGTATCCGTTGCAGAAATTACGTTCTGGGGAGATATAGAGACGTTAGTGCCCGCCGTATAGGTCGTATCGGTGGCGGAAATGACATTTTGGGCGGAAATAGAGACGTTCGTACCTGCGGTATATGTTGTGTCAGTTGCGGATAGTTCGCCTGTCAAGGAGTTCAAGCTGAGGTTGGCGCCGATACTTTGAATGTCTGCAAGTCCAGTAAGCTTAGCGACGTCGCCTGAGGTAATACCCGAAGAAATTGCCGCCCATTGGTCGGCCGTAAAGCTTGAGTTATTGAGGACATATTCTTCGGCCCATTCTTCTGTTTGGGCGTTGTACTTATATCTGGTATAGGTCGTGTTCCCGGCCGCGTCAGTTCCAACGACAAAGGCGTAGTCATTGTTTGTAAGTGGCCCAGAATAAGCTTCGAGATCTGCTAGGCTTTGGAAAGGTTGCCCATCGTCGGAAATATAGTAAGCTGTATTCGTGGCGATAGAGCTGTTGACGAAGGATTTGTCGGCAAGCTGATTTTGAGTAGTGGCAGCCGCAGGAATTTTACCGTTAATCGTCGAGATGTCGCTAGTGTTTGTCGCGATTTGGCCGACTTTGGTCGTGTCGATACCTGAATTGACGGCTGCAAGTTGGCTTGTAGAGAGCTTGTCTTGTTTGCCAGCAACAGAAGTCTGAAGATTGGAAATGTTAGTTGTATTGGTCGCGATTTGACCGACTTTTGTTGAGTTAATTCCTGAGTTGACAGCCGCAAGTTGTGTAGTGGTCAATTTGTCTTGTTTGCCCGAGACGGAAGTTTGCAGGTTAGAGATATTTGTCGTGTTAGTAGCGATTTGACCTATCTTGGCGGAAGTAGCGCCCGAATTGACCGCCGCTAATTGCGCGGAGCTGAGAGTAGATTGTGCGCCCACATTTGCTGCGGTGAGTGTGATGTCCCCGTTGGCGTCTGGCCCAATATGATTGACGCTTTGGACAGTACCGGTTCCAGAGCCAGAGGCGACTTCGTTGATAGCGTTGACTATGCTCGATTTGTCCTCGGTGTCTAGGTTAGAAAGGTTGCCGACCTCGGCTTTAGTGGCGAGAGCGAGATTCCCTGTTCCAACCAAGTTTTGGCTATTGACAGTTTTGAGAGTCAAGTCGCCAGTCTGTCCGTTTAAACTGCTAACACCAGAGGTGCTGACAATGACGTTTTCTTCTATGGTGTCGATTGTTTCTTCGCCTTCTTCTTGCAAAGTTGGGATAGTTTCTTCCATATTATAGTTCCCCTGTAAAGCTAAGTCTTATATCCATAGTTCCGGACATGACGACAAAGAACTGCTTGTTCCCTCTTTTGACTTTCATGTCGAATGGGTACTCGTTCGGAGGGAGGTTGATTGTATCCTCGGAGTTGATAATCATGGTATATTTACCAGTCTCCGTGTCGAGTGTAATTCCCTTTTGCCATGACTTGATTAGGACAGGTTGTCTCGGGTTGTTTGGGCATACAGCAGTAAATTGAATATCCGCCGGAGCGCTTTTCACGACATCTCCGTCCGTGTTATAGATATAGAATATATAAGTTTTATCTGCGCCTTGTTTGATAATCATTTTTTCCCTCCTCCTAAGCTGTTCTATGCCAGCGTTTGACTACGATATAAGGCTGCAAAGTCGAGCTGCTGGCAGAATTACCTCCTAGAGTTGGGCCGTATGCTTGGCCACTATCAGTAGCCGATCCTGGGTTGCTGCCTTCTATTTTATAGTTCGCTGTCCAATAGTTGGTCGGTGTTAAGGTCTTTTCGTTGTAGAGGATTCTTCCGTCGGCTTTGATAATCATTTGCGCCCAACCAGTACTGAGGTCATGGGTGTGTGTTTCTGCGCCGCCGGTACCTCCGACTGTTGGGAAGGTGCCGTTGTTCGTAGCTACCGTCACGCGTCCGGCCGTATCCTCAACCCAGGTTCCACCCCAGGCGATATTGGGATCAAAGCTAGTATCTGAGGTTTCGTAATAAGCGCCGATAGGATAGAAAATGTCAATTAGGCCGGACACTGCGGAGCGACGGGTAATAATTCCTGAGGTAATTGAGGAAGTAGAGCTTGTAAGCAGAATTGTTCCGATAATACCATATGCTGCTGATGGGCCAGTTCCACCGTCGGCAGTAATTGCGGTTCGAATTTGAGCGTCGGTTGGATCAACAGGGTTTGCCGAAACAGTACCGTCAACAGCGATAAGTCCACAAGAGGCAGGATTACCAGTGATATTAGATTCTGTCGAAGCGACGGCTAAGTCGTTGGTATAAGCAACAATCGCTACAATCTTTTTATTTGAAGCGGGTTTAGAAACGGTTACCGTGGCGGAATCAACGAGATCAAGGCCAATTTTATAGCCGCTGGCGTTAGTAGCAATAACTACATCTGGGCAAGCAGTAGTGCCTCCCACCGCAATGGTCATACCGGTCGAAGGGGTAACTCCGTTGCCAGTTAAGATACCGTTCCCGTAAGCCTGTGCCCAAGCGTTTGCTTCATAAACACTTCCGCGTCCACCGTTCCTGGAGCTCACACGGACGGCGTTGTTTGGGTTAGTCATTAGAAGGGTCCTTTCTTATCACCCGTCTAATAACCGCAGACGTCACGTCCTTTTGTTCTATTATAACATAGAAAACGAGCCTGAGTTGGTACCAACCGCAAAAATCTTTACAGTATAAACGGTGGTAGCAGAGTAATTGTCGAACTGAACTTTGATAATCACGTTACCACTCCCGTCTTGAGGTTCATTGACAAAGGGAGAGAAGCCAGCGGGATCGTTGTTAATGGTAACCTGAGCGCGTAAATTTACAAAGATATTTTTCCCACCCCCGACGTTTGGAGTGAACTTAAATCTAGGAGCAGGATTCCCTACCACTGTAAATTCTTGAGAAGCTTGCACGGAAGTCTGAATCTTTGAGGCAGCAATAGGCTGGACGGCTTTAAGAGACTTGGCCATGTCCTCAAGTTCTTTAATTTTCTGTTCTGTCTGCATACTTTACTCCCAAATCATTTTAGCGCTTACAGTACCATTGACCAAGGACTGAACGACAAAATTATAACTCGTAGCCTGCCAGCCACCGCTGTATCGCGGAGTGCTAGAGACTACCCATTTGGCACCACCACTGTAAGGAACTCGTCTTACGACGGGGACCATAGCATAATTGCCGGAAATCTCTAATTTGGCGAGAGTATTGACGCCTTCGGCCGTGTTGAAGGTCACAACAACCCGTTCCTGGTCGTCATAAGTAAAACCACCCTCATTTACGAGGTTCTCTTTGGTGTTATAGGCTAGAGTCTTAGTAAAGAGGTTTATTTGCGTGCCGGAAGCCATAAAAGCTGCCTTCAAAGCATGGAGCTCGCGCCTTAAGTCTTTGATTCTTTTTTCTAGGTTCATAGTTTCCTCACAAGTGCGAGAGAGCCTTTGATGGTGCTTATCGCTTGGACGTTAAGGTTAATGGTCTTTTGGGCTTGCCCCCATGGTGCTACGGCGTTCTTTACTTCGATAGTAAAGGTAATCGAGCCGGAGCCAACTTTGGTAATATAGCCGTTGATAAAAAAATCCTCGTAGGCCGTGAGGTCGTTCCCCGTTACCGTAATTCCTTGTGAGGCCATGTATTGTTGATAAGTGGGAGAGATATGGGCGTCAAAGGCAAAATCCGTCAGTGGGGATTCCGTCCCACCGTCGTCTCGTGTAAAGGTAGCCTCAAAGCGCGCTATGATAAGTTGCTGTTGGGACGTGTCAATCGTTCCTGAATAACTAGCGCTTGGAGCTGACGAAGGATAACGAAGCTGGCCAAGAACGGGAGCGGAGTATCCCTTGAGGGCGTGGATTTCTTGCTCTAGCCTTGTGACTCGTTGCTCAGTGTTCATTATTGAGCCTCTGGAAGTAAGGTTGGTGTGACCGTTTCTACACCGTTTTCGTCCCAGGCTGTCTGTAATGCAATAATTCTATACCAACCCGAGTTGTCCTCTAGGTCGTCTGTCGATTCCTCAAAATAGAACGAGTCGCCGAGCGCAAGCCCGTTTGAGAAGTTGGTGGCGTTGCCCCATTCAATAGGACGACCGACAAGCTGAAGCTGTGGGGTTTCTCGTTTGAAGGCGCGAGCCTCTAGCTCGGTTTGGGCCGCCGCTGAAACGGCTTCCTGGCTCTCCAAATCACTTCTAGTGACATATTTTCGGTAATAGCAATACTCTCGCACAAAGTCTAAGTCCATCGCCGTGCCAATCTCTGCTGTTTGCTCTCCTTCGCCGACATCTCCGACTTGCCCGTTCCCTGCTACTAAAATATGGCTGGCAAAATCGTTGGTTTCTTGAATAGAGAAGTTAGAAGCCCAGAGCTTATAAACCCCGTCCCCAGGATAGCGAATCGTTATATCTTTCTTTGCGCCGCGAGGTTTAAGAATGTCGATATATTGGTGCGTATAATCACTGGTATCGGTTCTAAATACCACGTCGAATTTCCCGGCTCCACTGACATTGTTCATAGCGTCACAAAGTGCTTTAGAGATGGTTTGGAAGTCCTTATAAGTCTTCGTTTTGTCGGCTAGAACATCGACAGTCCCATAATCCCAATTTACATATTCTCCGTAGTCTGAGACGTGAGTCAAGAAGCTGTCGATAAGATCTTCGACGTACAAATGAGCCGGCCGATTCTCAAATCTGCGGTATGGATTAGTCGGGTCGGAATCGGAACAGACTAAATCACCGCCTAGGCGTGCAAAATACTCATAGAACGTGAGCTGAAGCTCTTGAGTCGCTCCGACGCCACTTCGCGCAGGCTTAGCACCAAGCCAACCGGCAAACCGGACGTATCCGTTAGTCTCAAACACAATTCTGGTCTTTCCAACTACTAGATAATCACTGGCTACTCCTTCGGTGGTTTTTTCTATAAATCTCTTAAAGAGCGCCCAATTTATAGAGAAAGTAAAGGTATCTGCGGTGACAGATGTAGCTTCTGATTTGAGCGTTTCTTGTAATTGTCGGTTTTTTGCATATTTGTTTATGTCCCCGACAAGCGAGTCTTCAATATAGAGCAAAAGTCTGTTCATTAGATTGCATTATTCCATTTAAGGGTTGAGTACGTTATATCGCCTGATGTCATATCGAAAGCGACTAGATTTGAACCAGGTTGGAGCGTGAAGGAGCCAGAAAGGTCCATAGAAACGTTAGAGCCGTCGAGCTTAGCTGTTCCCTCTGAGAAGTCGATAACAAGTGTCTGGCCTTGAGATATAGAGCCATTATAGGTGGCCTCGGCACCATTGGTGGAGTTCCGAATAATAGGATTAGTACAGTCACCACCGATTTCCAAAACTGGGTAAACAGTGCTAGTAGAGTTGGCGACGATTTCTTGGATTCCCCCAGAACCCGTCTCCCAGACAGTTCCGACAGAATCATAGACTAGCCCTACGGCGTCCCACTCTTGACCGCCAGAGGCGAGGGAGATTAGAGGAAGTGTTGCAGAGTTTGCGAAGATTTCTTGTCCAGCGTTGTCCTCAACATATTCGAGCAAAGCTGTTCCACCAATACCAAGAGTTACGGAAAACTTGGAGTATTCTTCGCGGGGTTCTGGCTCAACTTGCAGATTGCTCTCTATCCACCCATCGGCCGTCTTAAATAGTCCTCCACCACCGGCCTTTTGATAGATAATAACGTAATTATGGTTGATTACAAAGAAGCTCGTAAGCTTAGCACGGAGTTGCCAATAGCCGGTAGTTTTAGGGATAATGATTCCGTTTATAGGCTGGGAGTAGCTAGGAAGTTTTTGGAACACCATTTCTCCGCCGTCTGCTTCGGTATAATCGACTTTTGTAGTATCGACCTCTGGTCGAAGGAGCAGGGAGTTTTCTTCTGCAAGATATATTTCTCTATGGTCAAATAGCAGTTGTGCTCCGTCGTCCCGAACGATTTTGTTGATGTAAAAGAGATCGTTCATTATCCTATTACTCCTTGTGTGTTAAATGCAATTTTACGCGAAATGATTGTCGCGAGCTCCTCTGGGCTCTTTTGGTATCCGTTAATTGTAAAGTAATTGTTGATAGTTCCCCCGACTTCTCCAGTGGAGTTCATGCGTTCAAGATTGTCATACCCAATCTCCCGAGCTGCGGCTGCACGAATCACATACTCACCTTTAGATAGAGCTACGATGTTAGAATCCGAAGTGTCTGTGCCAACACCGGCCACTATACCACCTTGAGCAAGCCTTGGGAGCTGTATAAGCCCAATTTGCCCCAGGTTTACACCAATCCAGCCAAAGGCTGAGTTTATAATGTCAATAAAGCCGTTAAGTAGGCGGATAGGCGCATTGACAACTTCTTCCAAGAAAGCCAACACTCCGTTGATGGCGCCTTTGAAAATTCCCTTAATGAAATCACCAAATCTAGTTACGAACTCGCCAAAGTTGTTCTTAAGTGTCTCCCAAAGCCTAGAAAAGAGTTTGCCAAAGGCCTCAAGCAAGGCTCCTATGATTTGAGGAACGGCTTTGACAATGCCCATAAAGAGTTGGACGGTAGCTTTAATAATAGCTATGATATTGTCTGGATCGGTCAAGAAATCAACGATACTTACAATCAAATCGGGCAAGGCTTCGATTAGTGCGACTAAAATATCTGGAATTGCAAGCAATATCTGGTTAAATAACAGTATGGCTCCTTGGAAGATTGCCGAGAGCAATTCTGGATCAGAAAATACCCCTATTATGCCTTGAATAAGAAGCTTTACTCCTTCGACTAGCATTGGAAGAATAGTCGGTAACATTTCTATAATGCCAGTAATAAGCTGCTTAATGCCATCGAAGATTGTTGGTATCAGTTTTACAATGGCCTCCAGCAATGGTGGGACTATTTCTGGAAGTCTTGAGGCGATTCCAACAAATGCCTTTACAAAGGCGGTGAGTAGTTGAGGAGCTACGGCGTTGAACCTTTCCACTAACTGATCGAGGAATGGGGTTAAATCGTCACCGTTAAGAGCGGCGGCAATGGTTTTAGTTACAGACTGCTGAAGAACGGCCATGCGAGTTTGGATTGTATCAACTGTTTTCTTAGCTTGTTCCTCGAATCCTGCAAAGCCGTCTGCGCCTTCGGTGTTGAGTTCCATAACACGTTGCATAAACTCGTCCATGGAAACAGTGCCTCGTCTCAAAGCTTCGCCGAGACTCTGGGCGTCCATGTTGAAAGTTTTGGCAATTTGCTGAGCCTGCGCTGGCATTGACTGCATAATGGAGCGCCACTCCACAAGGTCTGGTTTTCCTTTTGCGTAGGCTTGAGAAATCTGTTCCAAAGCCTGAGCTTGAACAGTCGAACTGGCGCCGCCTGCAATAAGAGCGTTGTTGAGTGCCAAGAACATATCCGTGGATTTAGCGATGTCGCTATTTTTAGAGGTAAATCTTTGTACTGCGAGCGCTGCGTCGTCTAGGGTGGTAGGAAGGCCGGTCAATTTGTCGGCCATTTTATCTATGGATTTTTGCGCGTCCTCTTGCGCCACGTTGAGATTGCTCATGACATTGGCGTAATTAGAGAGAACCGAAGCGCGTTCGATACCAGAGCTAAAAGCTGAGGACACTACCCCAGCGACTTTGGAGAAAACAGTTTGTGCAATTCCAGCCACCGCCCCCATCTTAGCGGCAAAACCAGAGGAGAATTTGTTTCCGGCTTCCTCGCCAGCTCCGTTGAGGTCTGAACTAATGGCCTGTCTCAGCCCTTTGGTAGATGGCTTGATTTGTATCCACGCGGTACCGATTGAAGTGTTTGCCATGCTTGCCTTTCGGTTTTAGCCGCATATTGACCGCAAGCGTGGCGTATGTTTATACCGTTATTATAGCATACTTAGAACTTTAGTTGTTTCCCAAACTTACCAAGCCAATTATCATTATGCTTGAGATTGTGATTCCTTATGATAATTCTGGTTTTTGCGTCGGTAGGCACTACTCTGTACACTGGCCTCGTGCCGTTGACATAACGTGCCCCCTTCCCTTCTATCTTCTGGCGGATAAACTGAAGCTCAAAATTTCCTACCGTGCCAAAGTCCTGGACAAACGCCGCCTGGACATTAGCTAAAGCCTTCTCCATCTTTTCTTTTTCTAGTATGTTTAGACCAGGCCGGTTGTTATAAATAACCTCTTGCACCCCCCACTGGTCAAGGTGAAACTTAAAATCTTTCATGATTCCTCTAAGAAGTTCGCTTTATTATTCTTCTGTTTCCAGAATTTCTTTATCGCTTCGAGTTCCTCGTCGGTTAGTTTTCGTTTGGCCGAGAGTTCGTTCGCGTATTGCTCTTTGGCCTCGGTGACATACTTGGGCTCCCACTTCTTGTCTGGCTTGATACGAGGTTTCCCCTTCTCACGGTGAGTATTTGCTAGGATACAAGAGATTTCGTCAAGCTTGTAAAGAATCCGGCTTTGAGTTTCCTTGTCCCAATCCCAATCTTTGCTAGGGTTAAGCGCGGTTATAAGCCGCGACTGAGCTGGAAGCTGGAACATGAGCCTTGCAGTCCGAGCTAGGTCTTTATACTTCAATTTGTCGATTTCTAGGTGGTAATACTGTTGGAAGTCCGCCTCGACTTCGTCGTGGTAATCTACCAGCGCTTTTGCGCAGGCGTGGACTCTTTTGGGAAAGCGTCCATAATCTTCCCCATGATTTTGAGGAGTTCCTCAATATCGAAAACGCCAGTTTTCTCAATAATATGTTGTCTGACCTCGTTAAATACCTGTTCCCCGTTCTCAAGCAACGCAAAGTTCATGCTGACAAGTGTTTTGACGTCTTTGTTCTTCTCGGCTTCGTTAAGTTCCACAACGAAGTCGTAATCTCGAAGCAGTTGAGCGTTGGAGATGGGGACAACTTTGCCTTCCCAAAGCTCGACTGTCTTTATATCTTGTTTTTCGGCCATATACCTCCTTACTACCTAAATTATACCAAAAAACCCGCCTTTTGTGCGGGTTTTGTTCGGTTTAGGAAGCTTGGCTATCTGGAGCGCTCCAAAAGTCGTCGTGGAAGACCTGTTTCCCAGGGAGAGCAGCAGATTCAAACTTGAAGGCTTGAACCGTGACAGGATAGGTTACTGGGTCTGAGTTGTTATAGGTCACGTCGCCAGAGCGGTCTGCAATTTGACAATCGCCAAAGACAATACGGTGGTATCGTGGATTGACCGCACCGTTGTTTTGAATCGTGTCAATAACAAGCACGCCGCGTGGGAGAGCGTCTCCGGTAGTTCCGGAGGCGATAGCGCCATCGACGTCAATAGAGACGTTGCTTGTGCCACGGACGAACTGCAACACAGAAGCGCGGACTGTTTCAAGCAAGTTGATTGCAACAGTTTCGCTAAAGGAGGTCTGAGCCGTGATAACAACGTCCTTACCCCAGGCTAGAATGTTATCGGTTTCCTCTGAAGTAGTGTGAGTAACACCATCTTCGGAAATGTAACCGAGGTTAATATACGAGCCAGATAGGGAGGTCGTAGCGTCAGTCGGGAGAGTCGTCCCAGCCGGAGCCCAGAACACGGCGCCGTTAGCTTTCGGCAAACCAATGGTGATATTGGATTTATCGTTATTCATGATTCCCTCTTACTTGTGGGAGGGGTTGCCCCCTCCCGATTGTTATTAGCTAGAAGCGGAAGCGGTGCCGATATAGGCAAAGGCTTCTGGATCAAGGACGCGGAAGCCGAAGTGAGTCTCTAAGCGAATGAGAACTTGGTTGACGTTCGCGAGATCAACACCGGTACCATCTGGGTCACCAGCGACATGAACGCGCCAGGAAGCTTGGCCAGCGAAGCCGAGAAGTAATTGGCTCCAGTCGCCCATAAGAAGCTTGACGCCTTTTTCGCCGACTTCTGGGGTAGAAGCAGCGCGCTTGCCAGCGAGGTTGTTACCTTCGAGACCGAAGACGCCGAGGCCAGCGTATTTCTTAGTGCCGTTGATAGCAATGGTGGAAAGCTTAGCAGCAGCGTCGCTAGAGATAGCGATACCGTTGATGTCTTGGCCATCAAGAGCAGCGACAGCAGAAGCGAAGTCGGTGTCGATGTCAGAAGCGGTGTCACCAGTGGAAGGAACAAGAATGGAAGAACCAGTCTTGGTCATGTAATCGCTAAGGTCAGTGTCAACAGCGCCAGTGAATGGGTCGATACCGTTGATAATAACGGAGTCGAGATCGCGAGGAATAGACTTGCGAATCCAGTTGTTGATAAGGCGGCCAACAAAGTCACCTTGCTTAGAGTCAGCCCAGCGCAAGAACTCGTCAGTAACTCTTTGAGAGTAAACGAGCTTTACAGTGGTGAATGGGCGCGGGGTAACCTGGCGTCCGTTGTCAGGTTTTTGGCCACCTTCATGAACGAGGGCGCCTTTGGCACGACCACCGAGGGTAAGAACGGTAGTGGAGCCAACGTTGATTTGTGGTGTCTCTGGTACGAGAGAAAGAACAGCACCTTGAGCTTCGCGGCCTTCCGCGAACAAACGGGCGAGAGGCTCAGAGATGTCGAGAGTATGCAGGTCAATAGCTGCCATAATAATCTCCTTGTTAAGATTGGTTTAGACTCGAATGTCGAGTCCAGTTTCTTTGTGCAATTTACTTTCTGGCTCAGTTGATTGTTTCTCAGGGGCATTTGGCATACCTTGCGAGGCAAAGCTGTTTTTGAGGGTGTCTGCTTTAGAGCGCATATCTTCCTCGTTGCCATTTCCTAAGAATTGCTCAGCTTCCGGCTTAAAACCATACTCAGCGGCAATGGTTTTACGGCGTAACGCTACGTCTAGTTCGTTAGCACGTTTCTCAGCCTCACTTAGCTTTTGCTCGAACTCAGCCTTAGCCTTTTCCGTGGCTTCCGCCTCAAGCTTTGGGGCGTATTCCTTGCGGATTTGTTCTTCGAGCTCTGGTCTGATTCTTTCTAGTTCCTTTTCGCGGGCGATGGCCAGCTTCTTGGCTATGATTTTCTCAGAGCGAGCCTGGAACAATTCCTCAATTTGGCTGTCGGTTGCTTCGGCATATTCGCCAGATTCGTCTTTTGTGTAAAATTGCATAATCCTTTTTTACCTCCGTAAAAGTTGAACGTTAATTACATTATAGCATAAAAAGCGAACAAAAACCGAACAAAAGTGATAAAATAGAGTAGGGACGAAAAATACCTCCCAAAAGCCCCCTCGCTCTAGGGGGTTTTAGGTATTCTTTTTTTATATCAAGTTGCCAAAGTTCTTTTCGGCAGATTCAATCGCGGAGTTAATATCGCCAGAGTCAAGGCCAAGGTTACGCCACAAAGTACGGCTAAGGAGCACACCAGGAGCTTTCTCGGCCATCTTAAAGATACCGTCTCCGACTTTGGATATATCGGAGCGATAAGTAGGCTTAAACACCGGAATAGTAGCGTTATAAAGGGCTGTTAGGCGTTCGTCAAGCCTAGACAATCCATTCTCGTACATGAATAAAGTCATACAGAAGTACTTAATCTGTTCGCCAAAGTCCCTATGCCATTGGTAAATGTCGTCTCTAAGGTCGTCAGAAACGATTTCTAGGGCTTCTGGGCTTTGAGGAGCACCAGAGCTAAGGCCGAGGTTTGATAGCGTTAATTTAGTGGCTGTACAGAAGTTTCTAGCAGCAATGTTGATTGTGTCGGTAAAGGGTGTCATGGCGTGTTGTGCAAACTCGCCAATCTTCGGAGTTTCGCCGTTTTCGTTAGCGCCAATTTTGACAATATCGCCGGTTTGGGTTTCGATGGTATCGACATCTGTCTCGGAATCCGCGCCAAGGATAACGTCCACTTTACTGTTGTAATAGTAAGCGGAAATCATAGCCTGTCTAGTCGTGCGAGAGGCGTCAATGATAGCGCTTCTGGCGGCTGGATTGAGGACGGAGTTGCCAAACGGTCTTTTGACAGTAGAACGGTAGGTGAGGAGCCCCATAAGAGGTCGTCCAGTGATATTTGGGGTAATTGTTTCTTCGCTGTCTCCGGCGCGCATAGAGCGTGTGCGGGTTTTTTCATAGATAATGTAGTCGGAGGGTTCAGAGTGCTCATAGAGCCCTTTTTCTTTGACCTTATTTGAGAATTTAGCTGCGCCAAAGCTCAAGTTCTGCTCACGCCAGTCAAAGAGGCCAGAGGCTTCCTCGGCGGTAAAAGGTAGCACGCGGTCGTCCACAAGCCCAATAAAGCCACAGCCGGCAACGAGAACGTCCTCTTTGATACGGTTGATGGCCTCATAAACGTGATATTTTTGCGCGATTTCTGTGAGCTTAAGGTCGTCATTCTCGAAGCAGTCGAATGTGGTCTTGTTGGCGCGCATTTCGACAGCACGGCTTCCCCAGCCAATAGTGGAGACGGGGAGTTGTTTGGCAATTTTCCCCTTGCCAAAATCTTCGAAATCATACGTTCCGAAGTAGAATTTATACTTGTCAGCAGATTTGCTACAATTCTGGTTTATTTCTGTCCAATTCATTATCTTACACCCCTAAGAACTGTAATCTGTCGCCTTCCGCTGATATTGCGGAATCCGAGCAAATCAAGCTCTTTTTGCTTAAAGAAGGCTTCTTGCGTAGCGTTTGCCCCATAATTTACCATTTCTGAGTACGGAGTCGCGCTTTGTGAGTACATTGTAGCGTCTGGGAACTCGACAGGCTTGGCGTTCGCGCGCATAACGGCATTTGCCACCACCATTTTGACAGTAGAGGTAAAAACGCCTTGGCCGTTTGATTTGTCGTCCTCAAGTTTCTCGTCGAGGTTTACATTGTTGTTTTGTGCGATAAGGCGAAGATAATTCGAAACGTAGGTTATCCAGGCCTGCGCTTTGGTACCGGCGTCGCCGGTCGTATCTACACCGAGCGCCGCGAGGTCGTCTAGTGTAATAAGATCATTTTTTGTTGCTGCCACGGTTTGCCTTTCCGGTTATCCACCTTTTGACCGCAGGCGTGGCGTACTTTTCTTTATTATAACAGATTTTTATTTGGTTGTCTTATTGCTTTTAGACTTCTTGCTTGATTTGCGTTTGCGGGTCTTTTTAGCGGGTTTCTTGACTGACTCTGGCTCTTGCGGGATAGGTTCTGCGTCTGGCCTGTGTTCCGGCTCAATAGGAAGCTCAATAAATGGTTCTGGGTTCACTTTAGGTTCTTCTTTCTGCTCTTGATTCGTAGTGATTTCAACATAAGCGTTCTTAGGATAAAGAGCGCCGTCGGCGATTTCGAAAACTTGCCCTGTTGCTTTGTTCTTGATTTTCATAAATCCTCCTTAAATTATTCTTTCTGCTATACAATAGCGGTTCCATGGTGTTGGTTTGTTCGCGTCCATAGGCTTTGCCTGGATAGTTGTACCAATAACATGGTAGCTATGCCCCTCAAGGTTTACCCATGCGCCATCAACCTCGCCTTCGAAGGTTCTTGGTAAGTGGATAAGGATTTCAGGGCGTCTGCCTGTTGGGCTCCCGTTCTGGGCGATAAGACAACCGTTCACTTCGGTTTTTTTTGTGATAGTGCCGTCGGCATTGGGCCGATTCACAAATTCAATGGTAGTTGTAATCATTAGCCTTCCCTCTTGTTATAGTTCTTTAATACTCCATTTCGGCTGTTGTAGCCAGAGACGATAAATAGACAGTCGCAGTCATGGTGGCGCGCAAATAGCTCGGGATCAGGGTCAACGAAGGTGCCAGCACGAAGGACGCACCATTCGCAAGTTTCTCCGCGCATTTTGCGCGTTAAAGTGGGGTGTTTCTCAAGGGATACCGCGTTCTCAAAAGCTTCATATTGAGCCCTGCCAAGAATAACATCGTAATACTCTTTGACGATATACTCGTCATTGAGGTTAAACGCCGAGTCGCGGACAATCTTTTGAGCAAGGGTGTAAATTTGGTTATTGTCGTTATAAGGAATTGTGCTAGAGATAGCTGTGGAATCGAAAAGCAAGCTAACGTCGTTAAACATTTTTTGCCCGAAGCGTTCTCCGACTTGGCCGAGGATAGAGGAGATTTCCTCCACCTTAATCTGCGGGTCAATGTCCATCTTGAGAACGTCTTGAATGATGTTATAGACGCCGTTTGTGGTGTCCTCTACTATACCCCGAAAGTCCATTGTTCCATTCCTTTCAAAACTTTTGCCAGCCCTTTGTCAATGCCGGCGCGCTGTTTCTCAGTAATTTCGGAAAAAGACACGTCCGGGAGCTGATTCAGCTCGTCAATCTTTCGGGAGGCCCAGGCTTGGTCACGTTCTTGCTCTCCATCGAGCTTTACGCCTTTGCGATTGGCTAAGTCAGCTAAATAATCACGGGTTTTCCCTGTCATGCTACTATTATAGCATAAAAGCCGAACAAAACCCGAACACCTGATTTTTTTCTCGCCCGTCTTTTTGCCCA